AACCAATATCCAGCCCTGATTGGTCAGTAACTTATTATTTTAGAACTAATACAGATTTTTTAGGTGCAACAGCAACTAGCACTGTTCATTTAGATGGCTTCCAGTTTAGTTTAGCTTCAAATGTCACTGAAACTTTTACTGCTGGTAATTGGTATTATCAAGCCGTAGCAGATAAGTCAGGTGCTGAAAAACAAACTATTGCAACAGGTAAGTTTGAAGTATTACCTAGTCTTGCATTTACTGGTAGTACACCAGAAGCACTTGACGGAAGGACACAAGCTCAAAAAGATTTTGATGCTGTAGAAGCAGCAATACGAGCAATAATTTCTGGAGGGGTTGTACAGGAATATAAGATTGGTAATCGTGACGTTAAAAAATATGATTTAAGTGAATTAATAATGTTAAGAGATAAATTAAAGTCAATATTAGTTAGAGAGAAAAAAGCAGAAATGATTGCAAACGGTTTAGGCAATCCTCATAATCTTTACATACGCAACAGAGGTTAATCATGGCTTGGCATACACCTTTTTCACGACTTTTTACAAAAGAACCAGAAGTAACAAAAATTAAACGTAGAAGATATGCGGGGGCAGCTTTATCTCGTTTAACTGATGGCTGGGTCACAGGTAATACATCTGCGGATGCAGAAATAAAGACAAGCTTAAAAAAATTAAGAGATCGTAGCAGACAGTTATGTCGTGATAATCCTTATGCAAAGCAAGCAAAGAGGACAACACAGATAAATGTTATTGGACAAGGAGTAAAACTTCAATGCTTAGTTCCTAGTATTCGTGGAAAGAAAAAAGATAAAAGATTAAGCATGATGATTGAACAGGCTTGGAAGGAATGGAGCAAAAGAGATCATTGTGATGTATCAGGTCAAAAAAGTTTTTTCATGCTAGAAAACATGATGGTTGGAGCTTTAGTTGAAAGTGGCGAAGTATTTTTTAGAATTATTCGCAAAAAATTTGGTCGCAGCAAAGTTGGATTAGCCTTAGAAATTATTGAATCAGACTTAGTTGATGATGATTACACAGGAAAAGTTTTAAAGAAAGGCAACGAGTGGAGGATGGGTATTGAAGTTGACAAGTTTGGAAGGCCACAGAGGTATGCTTTTTTGAATAGACATCCGGGCGACTATTATTTTAAAGACAGTTATACAGAACAAAAACATACAATAGTCAATGCAAATGACATTATTCATTTATTTTTACCAGAAAGACCCGCACAAAATAGAGGAGTTCCGTTTTTTAGTTCAATAATGGATGATATGCACCAACTTGCGGGTTATGAAAGTGCAGCCGTAATTCGTGCAAGGGCAGGGGCATCATTGATGGGTTTTATAAGTTCAAGTGAAGGCGAACTTGAAGCTGATGATGTTGAAGCAGAACAAAGGCTTACAGATTTTGAGGCTGGAGTTTTTAAATATCTAAATCCGGGCGAGGAAATCACAGTTCCAAACATAAGTTCTCCTGACGCACAATATGAAAGTTTCGTAAGAGCCAAGATTAGAAGGTTCGCATCTGGTTTAGGTTGCAGTTATGAAACTATAAGTCGTGATTTTAGCGAAACAAATTACAGTAGCTCAAGATTAAGTTTGCTAGAGGACAGAGAGCATTGGAAAATGCTTCAAACATATTTTGTAGAGAACTTTCATCAACGAGTTTTTGAAGAATTTTTAGATGCTGCTGTTTTATCAGGAGTGTTAAGTTTGCCAGATTACGAACTCAATCCAGATAGGTATTTAAGTCCAAAATGGCAGACAAGGGGTTGGAGTTGGGTTGACCCTAAGAAAGAAATAGAAGCTTTTAGATTAGGCGAAGCTGCTGGATATTATACAAAGGCACAAATAATGAGTATGTTAGGAAAAGATTTTGACGATAACGTAGAGCAAATTAAGGCAGAAAAAGAAACATTAAGCGAAGTTGGAGTGCAATTAGACCTAGATTTAGACGGTTCAACGGCAATTAGTGGAGATTAAGGGTTTTTATAGCTTAGAGTGCTGACCTTTTTCTATAAACCAATCATATTTATTAATCATTTCCCGACAGTTCTGGCAAGTAATAGCTACCCAAGCTAAATGATAAATACGGCCTATACCTTGACACTCAGGGCATTTAATCAATGCACCTGAGTATCTTTTACATCTTGAGTATCGTGTCATTTTTACAAACTCTGGCATTTAACTACCTCCTAATCTGTAAGCTGCTCTACCGCTTACCTGTCTATTAAGTCCTACACTTCTTCCGTAATTACCTCCACTGGTTGCACCTTGTCCTCCGCTTGTTGTAAAGCTTCCTCTAGTGCCTACTCTTGGGTACTTTTGCTTCCTTAATGCAAGGCTAGTCTGTTTTTCTTTTTGGTCTTTGTTTTGTAAAGCTAATCCACTTACTTGTACATTGTTAATAACTGTACCCTCGCTTCTTTCTTCTCTTTTCATTTCGCTTAGTCTGTAAGCAACATTTAAAGCCCATGTTTTTCTAAAGCTATAATTAAAGCACCTGTCTGTAAAAATTTGCTCTTTTTTAGCTTTTTTAAGGTCAATAAGTAACTGGTCTAATAAATATTCTGCGTATAAAATAATCTGTATTTTGTTACCTCTAGTGGCAAAAATATCAATTTCGCCTTGCCCTGTTAATACTTCGCCATTAAAGTAATCAGCTACAGCTTGCACAATAGTCACAGTTGCAGGGTCAAGTCTGGTATTTTTTGTTCTGCCTTTGCTGTCAACATAAAGCCAATGCACTGCTTCATCATCTTCTGGGTTATGGCTTGCTAAAGCAAGGTTACGTTCTAACTCTTGCAAAGTCATATTATGTTTTGCAAGTTGTTCTTGTAACTTGCGTTCTGCAACTGCTCTTTCTCCAGCATTGCTACTTTCTGTAAGTCTTAGTAACTTACCTAAAAAGCTTGTGTCTCTCATTTTTTTAAATCCTAAATTGGGGTTTGCGGTTCGGGTATCGTTCCCTTACCTATTAATAATATACCATATATATTTAAAAAGTGCAAGTTTGTTTTTCCCTGATTTGAAGTATTATGTTAAATATCTGACATTTTATAAATGGCGAATGTAAATGGCACTGAAATAGATTTACACCCTACTGAAGGGATGAAAAGTGCAGCAAGACAATATAAAAAATGGAAAGCGGAGGGAAAAGCTGGAGGTACTCAAGTTGCTGCTGTTAGAGCTACGCAGATTATAAGTGGTAAGGAATTAAGCGTAGATGTTGTAATGAGAATGTTTAGTTTTTTTAGTCGCCATGAAGTTGATAAAAAAGCAGAAGGTTTTAATGCTGGCGAAAAAGGGTATCCGTCAAAAGGGAGAGTAGCGTGGAACGCATGGGGGTCTGATGCTGGTTTTAGTTGGAGTAGGAGAAAGTCAGCAGCTATAAAGAAAGCAAGAGAAAGATTTGATAATGGCGAGTTTACAGAGGAAAGACCTTACCCAAATGAACACGCAGCAAGAATACGCAGACCAGAACAATATGACACTTTTCGTAGAGTTAAAGATAGAGGTGGGGAGGGTATTGATTTTATTTTTGGTATAAAGGAAGATATAGATGAAGTTGAACTTCAATCTATTAGATTTAAACTTAGTAAGTTCTCTGCGGAGGAAGCTCGTACTTGGTTACAAGAAAATGAGTACAATGCTATTAAGTTTGAACCAGCAACTAACGAAAAAACTATGGAACAAAAATTATTGGAATCACCACCAGAGCAAAAAGCTGCACCTGATGAGTTAAAAGTTGGCGACTTTGTTTCATGGAACTCTAGTGGTGGCAGGGCTAGAGGTATGATTGAAAAAATTGTAAGGGATGGTTCAATTAATGTTCCTGACAGTTCTTTTACAGTAAATGGAACTGCTGATGATCCCGCAGCTTTGATTTGTGTTTATAAAAAAGCTGCTAATGTAGCTGGATATAATAAAACAGATGTTAAAGTTGGTCATAGATTCAGCACATTAACAAAGATTGATGATTTGCCACTTGCTGAAAATTATGACGATAAAGGATATGGATATGATGATGATAAAAAGAAAAATGATGAAGAAATATCACAATATCGCAAGGTTGACCTTAAAGAGCTTAAGGAAAGGAACAAAGGCGAGTCACTTATACAAACTAGAGAATTAAAAGCACAAATTGAGTCAGACGGAAAAGAACTTTATATGAGTTTTTCTTCAGAAGAACCAGTGCAGCGTTATTTCGGTACTGAAGTTTTATCTCATGATAAAGGTGCTGCTGATTTGTCACGTTTAAATAACGGTACTGCTCCATTCCTTTGGAATCACAACAGAGATGAAGTTCTTGGTGTAGTACAAAAAGCGGAGATTGGAGATGATAAAAGAGGTTATGCAACAGTTAAATGGAGCAGAAACCCTAACGCTGTTGAAAAACGCATAGATGTTGAAGATGGGATTATCTCCCAAGTAAGTTTTGCTTATCAAATTAACGAAATTGAGGAACGTGGCGACCAGATGGTTGTTACCTCATGGAAGGCTATGGAGGTATCTTTGGTTTCGGTGCCAGCAGACGCTTCCGTTGGAGTAGGGCGAAGTATAGAAAATGAGGATAGTATAGAAACTAAAGTGGTTGCAGATTCTCCACCAAA